TTCTACAAATGTTCACATTTTATCAGCTACAACAACGAATACAGATGTTTTGAAGTTAGAAAGTCCATCTGATCAACAAAACCCTGGAACTATTAAGCAAACTGGTATGCTCATTTACACAGATGATGGCTTTGGTGGTTACATAAGAGGTTATAAAAAAAAGTCTGAAGGTGTTGCGGGTATTGTATTAGGCTCTGCAAACAACTCTGTACTTTCGGACACTATATGGATTGCGGAATCAAGCAACGTGGGTATAGGTACATCCACACCACAAACAAAACTCCACATTTATGATGGCATATCACGCATCGAACATTCATCAAGTAATGCATTGGTGAATTTAAAAACAACTGCGGGTACTTCTAATATATTGTCAGATACCACTGGTAATGTATACATATATCCATACAACACACATACCCATTTTAAAGGTAGTGTAACACTTGGTAGTAACCTAGAAGTTGGTAATAATCTAACCGTCGCGAATGATTTAAGTATTTCAGGTAAAATATCAATAGGCGACACATCCACGGGTGCTTCATTGCAGGTTGGTGGAGGATTGGTAACAAATAGCGATGAAGTCTCATGTAAAAAATACTCAAAAACCTTTACACGTCGTCTTGTACACGCAAAGGATATCCAATTATATTTTGGAACAGGTTCATTTTATGCGAAGGTGATAGCAATCTTACGGCAAACTAATGGCTCTGTAACAGACACGAGTACAATGGTATTGGAAGTACAAGGTGGTACAGAGGATGGATCTGTATCATATGACCCAGATGACCATATTATAGCTGTTGGTACTAAGAATATATTCGGTGGAAGAAATAATTACCCATGGAGTCCAACAGTTTTGGTAGGACAACGGGGTGTTGTTATAGAACCCGCTAACACCACAAATACAACATTTTCATATGACATTCATGTAGAACTTTTGAGTTCTAAAAATGGGTCTCTCGATGCAATATATAATAACAATACCGCACCCGACAATACTGGCGGTGTTCAAATAGCGACATTCGATTATTAATTTTACCCAATGGGGGTGAAATCCCAAAGGTAGAATTAAATTTCAATTTACGCCCTGATGGAATCAGAGACGGCTAGGAATAAAACGCCGACAATGAAAGCCATGACGACGTAATTACATTCGGTTTCCTCGAGACCAGCCAAAGACTTTGCTGGTTCAGTCTTTGGACTAACAACAGGTTTCTGTTGTCTGGTGGGAGGTTCAAGTTCCTCCAAAGGACAGTAGCCTATCATTTATACTGTACTTAGAGATTAATTTCAGTCTTCTTTTTTTTTCGACCTCGCTTGGACTTGGTTGTGTCAACGTTTACTTCCTTCACTTCACCTCCAGTAGATTCTCCTGAAATAGAAACAATATCGGATACATCGTCGTCATCTTGTTCGCTGACTGGGATGGGTGTTGTATTCATTGGTGGGGGTGGAGGCATCATAACTCCACCCATCAAACTTGAGATATCAATGCCGGGACCCTGCATCTCATATTGACCAGTTCCACCCACAGGTGCTGTATCGGCTGGTCCAGATGGCGCACGTGATGTGTTTTGGACAGCAGACATCATATTCTTGATAAGTTCAGGATTCTGTTTAAGAACATCATTCATATTTGGTAGCGCACTCTTAAACATAGAGTTCGTAAGGTGGAACATCATCGCTGAACCACCCAACATCATAATGAGCTTGACCTCTGGAGCCACATTGACCTTGCTCCTATACTTTACGTAAAGCTCTTCAAACACTCCGTCATAGTCATCGACATTCTCCATTACAGACTCCGACCATCCTTCAAGTTGAATCTCAAAGGGGTTGTAGCGTTTATTCAGAAATTCCAGGCCAGTCACACAGGCGATTAACATACGACGGGAGAAGCGAATCGATTGTTCAACGTCAATACTGTAGGTAATGCGTTTGACTTCTGTTCGGAGATCTTCAACACTAGAATAGGCATTGAGTCTCTTGTTCACAGCGAAGCCTTTCTTCTCAAGACGACCCAACTTGTTAATGAGGTCACTCTTTTCTTCATCAATGGAGTTGTATCCCTTGGAGGGTTGCTCTTCCTGCATTCTCATATCTGGACCGTCGTTGGCATCATCAAAAAACATTGTTTCATCTTCACCATAGTCAATCTCTTCGTCTTGGTGTGCTTGGGGTGGTTCCGTTTGTTTGGTTGGGTTTACAAAGGCGTCCATCGCTTCTTGTTGCATCGGGGGTGGAGGGCGGCGCACTTGCTGTGATTGTGGTCGTCGTACAGGCTGGGGGCGTGAAGTTGAAATCTCAATTTCATCCATCAGGGCCTGTTCGTCGGCGTCCAGTTTCATTACAGTAGCACTCCCGCGATCTAAGACAATTTCTTCGTCCATCTACTCTCTAATAGGAAACTATTAAATAACCTTTAACGCACTTTAGAAAAAATTATATATGTACATTATAAATGTTGAACCTTAACCGTGCCAATCGAAATGCCATCATCTCCATCATTGTCTTGATCGCCTTGATCTTTGTGCTTGGTATGTTGAAAAACACCAGTAAATACCAACCCAGACCAATCACTATCAAGGCTATTAATGAGCAGTCCATTTTTGACCTTGAACACCGACTTGAATGCGCCCCTGGTCACACCAGTGAAGGTAGCACCTACACCAAGAGTCTCACTCCAGGTGGTATCTGTGCCTCTGAAAAGCTCGTTGCGGAACAAGCGGGTGGCTACGAAATTGAGGATGGAATTGGTGGATCTTTAATCTAAGCTAATACTAAATGGCATTGATCACTTCACTCACCGAGACAATTCCAGATCTCAACTATGAGTACCACACGGTGACGATTGATTCAATTGGTCAAGACAGTGCGAACACTTTTACTTGCTACCTTCAGCAACCAATCAAGAATGTGGTTCAGGCGAGACTCCTCGCGGCACACATTCATTCAAATGTTTCCACAGAACATTGTTATGTCTCCATCGATGAATTGGATTCCATCTTCAATGATAAAACTTCAAATGTTCCCGATGGTCAATCTTCGATGAGTGTTCTTCGAAATTCATTTGCCAGTCTTGTGACAGATGACACTGAACTGATCACATTCAAAGACAACTATCCGATTGTGACCCAATACATTGATCCAATTCGAAAAGTGGATCGATTAAATGTAACCATTCGTAACCAAGATGGAAATACCATTGAAAATCCAGATACACCTGGAAATAATTTTTTAGTTTTTAGATTTGTGTGTAGAAAACCAAACTTGTAATTTTCTCCCTTTAATGTAGTATACGATGTCTGCCGGTATTGTTCAATTAATATCAATTGGCGCTCAGGATGAACACATCATGGGAAATCCAGAGATATCGTTTTTTTCTTCTACATTCAAAAGACATGCGAATTTTTCACAGTCCATTGAAAAACAAACTATACGTGGTGATGTGAAAAATAATTCAATGTCAAGTGTTCAAATTGAAAAAACTGGTGATCTTCTTGGGTACATGTATTTTACGCTTGATGATACAACACAAGCTCTCGATGTTGAGCGATGGGATAATATCATAGATAAAGTTGAACTTCTTATCGGTGGATCGGTGATTGATACACAAGATTCAATTTTTACAGAAAAGATTGCGATTGATACATTTGCTCAGAATGTATCAAAGAGTGCAATTGGTACACACCCAGGTGTAAGCGCTCGTTCATATTTTTATCCACTTCGCTTTTTCTTTTGTGAAGGACCCCAATGTGCATTACCCCTTGTAGCTCTTAACTATCACAACGTTGAATTGAGAATTTATTGGAGTACAAATGCAGCAGACTATAATGTTGAACTTTTTGCAAACTATTACTATCTTGATAATGAAGAACGAGGTAATATTGCGACAAGAAAACACGATCTTCTTATTACCCAAGTTCAAAAAAATATCCCATCGAACGAACTTATCCAAGAATTAACATTCAATCACCCAGTAAAATATATTGCTTCTTCAGATACTTCAATTGAAGGAGC